GAAGATTCATCAATAAGCTGACGTGCTTGATTTTCAAGCAACTGTGCCATTGTATGAACTTTATTTTCGTCTCCGAGACCTTCTAACAGACCGGTAGCTTCCCACTTTTCTATGAGCTTCTTCGTTTCATTCCGACGCTCAATATGCGGGTTATAGCCATCCATAATTTCTGCTATTGCCTTACTTGACATAATAATTCTCCATGTTTAAAGGATATTAGCCAACTTTTTAAACCGCTGCTTCATTACATCTGATTCAGTAATAATTTCTTGTTCCTGTTTTTCAGATTTCGTGCTAGCAACTGGTTTTGAAGCTGACCCCTTTTTTGATTCTTTAACAATTTCTTCTCTAATAGAGCCATTAACAAAAGATTCTGCCATAGTTGCATAAACCAACTTGACTTCTCTAAGGTTCTTTGCTCTATCAAACGTTTCAACTACTTTCATTTTCTGATCATTAGACAAACCGTACGACCTGAACAGTTTATTTGTGAACAAAAGTTTTGCATTAAGTAAGTTGACTTCGTTCAACTTAGAACGAAGATATTTTACGACATCGCGATGCTCGTCAAGTTCTGTTTGAAGATTTTCCATATCTTCAGAGGTAGTATCTTCTTCATCTTCTTCTTGAAGTGCTCTTAATACTTCTTCTAAATCAATTTCTTCTTCTACTTCTTCAACGTCAGGATCATCATCACCTTCAGTTATTTCAACTGATTCGTGTTTTGCTTTTCCTGGAACGCCTATTTTAGAAGTTTCGTCAGATTCGCCTTTGTGATTATCAGATTTACCGATACCAGAAGATTTGTCAACTTCTTCTTTGACTTCTTCTTCATCTTCATCTTCTTCATCAGCTTCATCTACTGATTCAGATTCATCAGTTTCAGATTCTTCGTTAAAATCAGCATCTTCATCTTCTTCCAATTCTGATTCTAATTCTCTCAGAACGGCTTCTAGATCAAGATCCTCACCTTCACCCATATCATCTTCAACTTCTTCATCATCTTCAGGGGCAAATTCTTCACCCTCTTCATCTTCTTCTTCAGAAACAACTGGTGCATATTTTACACCATTAATCTCGATAACTCCTTCTTCTTCCATACCATCTTCTGGCATTTCTTCTTCGGGAGCTTCTTCTTCTTCAGCTTCTTCTTCAGAATATTCATCAGAATATTCATCAGAAGGGTCTTCATCATCTTCATAGACACCTTCATCTTGAACTTCTTCTTCTACTTCTTCATCCTGCTCTGTTACTTCATCTTCCGTACTTCCGTCTTCAATCTCGGATTGAATTTTCTTAGAAAGCATAGATTTCAAGCGGGGTGTAAAAGCTTCTTCCAAAGCTACTTTAGCGTTTTCAAGAGCTGTTTCACGAACTGCTTTTGCATCTGCAATGGCTTCTTTTAAAAGATCATCCATTACTTTTCTCCTATGATTAAATTAATAATCACTATTTGGATTTAAAATAGTTATTGAGAACTATTATATGACATATTCATTGGTACACTATATGATGGGAAGGTTTTCCCCATAGTGTATTTGTTTTTATATAAATATAAACTTTTTTAACAAAAAGATCTAAAATTAGTCAGAATTATTGATTTTTTCTGTATTTTGCTTCATTCTGAGCTTAGCTCTTAGCTTTTGCCGCCTATTTTTAACAGATGGCTTAGTATAATAACTATTTTCAGACAATTCTAGCATTAATTTAGAGTCTTTAACTTTTCTCTTAAATTCTCGTAACGCCTTTTCAATGTTATTCTTTTTAACCTTAACTTCTATCAATTATAACCTCTATTTATTTATCTTTAATTCTATTCCAGAAACTTTTAATTTCACCTTTGGGATCAAATACTGTAGAATTAATAGATTCAGAAATTATTTTATATTGTTTACTATTGATTGTAATTTCACCCATCATTGCATCTGATGCCTGCTTCTTTTTCTTTGCCCAAAATTCTGCTTTTTCTATATCTCTACCAGCGTATTTCTTTATCATTTGGTCAGCTTTCTGATAATCTTTTTCTGCTTGTTCTCCACCTGGTCGTTTTTCCATACCTTTTTTAGCTAAACCTGATGCTCTATCCATACCTTTTTGTTTTGCGTCAGGATCATCATCTGACCACATATCATAATCAGCACTTTTTGTAAAATCTCCACCACTTGGTTTTGGTTTACCTTCGTCATCATCCCAAGAATCATCAGGGTCTCCACGAGTAGTATCAGTATCTCTCTCAAAATCTCCAGCACCTAATTTACCAGATGGTTCTTCTTTTTCACCGCCATCTCCTGACCCTTCGGGGTCTTCATAATCACCAGATTTTTTAGCTTTTTCATAGTTGTCTTTATCTTTAAATGTAACTGTTTTACCACCACCTTTAGGTTGTAGTTTCATTGATTCGGCTTCAGTCATATAATCTTCTAAAGTAGGTAAAGGATCACCCCAGTTACGGTCTGCCCATTTTGATTCTTTTATTATATCTTTTAATTTAATCACTTATCTATTTACCTAACTTTTTAGCCCATTTACCTTGTTTTGGAGCTGATCCTGAAAGTTTAGCAATTTGATCTCTTAAAGAATCTCTTTGTTTTCTAAGATTTTCAGCTCTTGCAGATCCACCAGGCTCATTCTCCATTTGTGCAATTCTAAGTCTTAATTTACTTAACTTTGATCTCATACTTTTAAGTTTTGGGTCATTAGCTGCTTCATCTACCTCTTTATCCTCTTCTTTCAACGTAGATGTTACATAATCTTCTAAAGTAGGTAAAGGATCACCCCATTTTCTATCTTTCCAAGGATCTGTAGATTCTTTTTTTACAGATTTAGCAATAGCTTTTCTACGATTTCTCAAATATTCATCGCTATCATCTGAATCACCATCATTATCAATGTCATCATCTTCCTGTCCTACTGGATCCAATTCTTCCTCATCTGCTTCATCTAAATCATAATATCTATTAATAATATGCCCCATATCTTCATATAAAGCTGACATTCTCTCTTGTAGTGATTTTGCTTCAGAAGAAATTTTACTAAATTGTCCTGAAAGAGCACCTAATTCTTTCATATTACGATTAACAGTAATTTTATCAAACCATTCTTCGGTTTCACTTAAAGCATGTTGTCTAGATGTTTTTGCTAAATAAGAAAGAGTTTCAGCAACACTTTTCAGATCATGTTTACCATAAATTGCTTCACCCAATCTCGGAAATGCTTTCAATGCGTGATTAAATTTACCTGAATTTACTGGTTCGTGAGTTTCATCTTCAACAAGACTTTTTAATTTAATATCAGGTGTCTTAACTTCACTGTTGGGTTTAATTTTAGTTCTAAACATATCCATATCCATCATTGCTGGCTGTGATACAAATCCTCCAGCTATAATATGTTCTGCTATTTGTTTTAAAGTTGTTTTCTTTTTAGCCATTTTTTTTCTCCATAATTATCTCAATTTTCCAGTAGGTGAGTATCTTCTAAATCCACTTCTTACCTTAGTCCATAATTGTTGTATAAAATTCATTTCCCCATAATGTGTTCTTCGAACATCACCCTGTCGAATCCCTCTTTGTAAATCCATTGCATCATACTTATGACTTTTTACTCCATCCATCATAGTTTTAATAACTTGTTGTGATGCTTTACCTAAAATCTTTGACATTTTAACAATGTCTATATCAACTTGTTTAGAAGCTTCTGGAGAACTAAATGCTGGAAGTTCGTTCAATTCACTTTCCATTAATTCTTTATAAGGAGATCTCATTTAACTCGTTCCTTTTTAATTTTTACATGCTTCCAAGCTTCTGAACCAATTTCATCTTCCATATACCGTTGCGCTGCCGTCTTTGAATTAAACACTGCTCTCATCCCACCGTAAATATGTTTAGGTAGTGTTAAAACAAATTTATAATCCGAAGCTTCTAAAACATCATTCTTTTCAAGAATAAAGTCATTCCATTTACGCCAACTAAAAGTTTTATGCATTTTCATTATGCACCTCGCAAAATATCATTAATAATAGATTCTACTTTACAATAATCACCACAAGTTCTACCAGTAGGATTCTTACGATCTACTGATTCTTGCATTGGATACATAAAAGCTCCCTGCGTAGATGGATTGGAAACGAAGTCAAATGCTATCAATTCAAAATCTGGTTGTACTTCTTGTGTATCACCATCTTCTGATTCTGATACAGTTTCTACTGAACCCATTCCTCTAGATGAAATACCCAACTTAATACCTGCTTTAAATAATTCTGTTAAAATATTACCTGCCGGAGTTCCTAATACCTCTACTGTACCAACCAAATCATGATTATTCCAATGCATTTCTTTAATATTATGAGAAACATTTTGTAAGTTTACTACCGAACTTTCTGGATGATCTAATTCACCTAAAGCTCGTTGTTCTTTAATAAAAGATTCCGTATATTTTTTAGCTTCTCTCATCAATACTTCTTTTGGATATACTCTACCATTTTGATTTTTAGCTTCTGCCCTCTGTAATACTCCGCGAACAACTAATCTACCGTTATTTTCTTTCATAGATTCATTTATTTGTTCTCTTGTTATTTCAAAAGGTAAATAATCTACTAATAATTCTCGATTCATATTATTTCATCCTCTTTACTAATGAGATCATTTCTCTCATAAATTTTGTTACATTTTTCTGATATGAGTTAGTTAATTGGTCTGATAACTTTCCATTCGGTATATCAGCTCTCATCCTATCTGCTAACGCATTCATATGTAATCTCATACGACTTTCATCTCCTTGAATCTGTCTTTTAATTTTTTTAGCCTTTGCTATATCTTTTATATCTTCCGTAAATAAAAGATTTTTTAATTTCAACATTAATATAATTGTCCTACTCTTTTAGCCAACTTTATTAATCGCTCACTAATTCTTCGCATAGCCTTATGAGTATTTTTCCAATATGACCTTGAATCAACATCCATCTCATTCTTCAATCTTACATTCATTTTAGTCAATTTATCAATTTCTGCAAGATGATCTCTAATCTCTCTCATAGATCGACCAATTTTTTGTTTAGGTGTTATACTATCATCATTTCTATAATCGTGATATTTACCTTCAACAATTTTATACCCAGTTGAATTAGTAGCTAGCTCTTTCTTTTTCTTCTTACTAACTTTCCCCTTTCCACTAAATGCAAACGGAGTCTGATATCCTGGTACATTTCCAGTAAAAGTTGTTTCGGCCAACTTTTCATCATCTAACAATTCTATTATTGTTCTACGAATGAAGTTTTTTAGATTTTCTTGAGACATCTTCTAATTCCTTAACAAGTTCATAATATCGCATTAGAGTAATTACTTTATTTTCAGTCCCTTTATTATTCTCCGAAAGTGCATCAGCCTGTGCAATTACTTCTTTTAATTTTATACTAGTAATATCATCAGTTACACTAGGTACCAAATTTTTCAAAGCATCCTTAATATTAATCACCTCACCTTCAATAAATTCTGATAAGGAGTTTGTATTTGATACGTTATTAATATATTTTCTCAAAACTTCTTTTTGAGCATGACTTAATGTACTATATTTTTTATTAAATTTTTCTACCATTAAAGTATAGGCTAATAATTTAACATCTTTAGACTCATCAATATATTCTTGAGCTAATTCACTTTTTGGTTTCTGTTTAGAAGTTTCTGTAATTAGCGATTCAACTATATAATCTCTAGAATCTACAATTTCTTTCGGATTTATATCTTCCCCAGTAGTTTCATATAAAAATAATTTGTAAATAGATGCTAATCGTCTATAATTTGGCATTCTAGTAGAAAATAAAGCACCTACATCATAAGTTTCTTTAATATCTTTAATAAGATTAAACTTTTCTGATCTAAGTGTTTTATTTGAAAGTCTTTGTCTACTTTTAATTACTGCGTCCACCAATCTATCAGCCTTATCACGACGCTTATATGTTTCTGTAGTAAGTATATTATATAATTCTAACTCTTTTCCTAAAGCAGAATTTTTATGAAAATGCTTTTTAATCAAAGCTACTGCCTTTGACTCTACATTTTCCATTATATCCGCAGTCACCTGTCGGGTCAATACTTCAAATAGCACACCAGTATTTTTAATCTTAGTGTGTCTTAATCGTTTAGACATAAATCACTCCAATATAGTTTGTCATAAATAAATATAAAACTTCTTAAATATTGATTAACTTTACTTATTATTAACATCTTCTTTATACTCTTCATCTATTTCATCAACTTCATTTATTAGGGTTATATCAGATTTACGTTTTAAAGTATTCTTAAGCTTATCCAAATGTGCTAAAGCCATAATTTTACCGTATTTTGGATTACTAGATGCTTGTTTTTTCTTTTCATGCGCCCCTAATGGGTCTCTGCCTCTAATATGACTGTCTTTTTTATAATGTGATGGTTCCTTGGGTCTACCTGCACCTTCCCAGCCACCTTCTGGACTTCCACCCTCTGGACCTAATTCATCATTTTCTAATTCATGTCCAGTTCTTCCCATCGCCATATCTGAAGGTGTTCCTTGTGATTCACCAGATTTAGATGGATCATTTCCTTCAGATTCTATCTGAGCTCTTCTAAATTTTTGTTTGTAATCATATACAATCTTATTATCTTCTTTTTTAATTTCTTCATCTGTAAATTTAAATATATTTTTATAAATCCACTCTGTAGAAAGTAAACCATCACTTATCATAGATGACGCTAAAGAAGTTTTTTCATTCCAAAGTGAAATTTTTTCTTGTTCATATATTGTAGAAGGACTCATCAACTCTAAATCAAAATTAACTAATTCTTCATCTGTAAATCCTTGAGCATACAAATGAACAATACCAATCTTCATTAATTCACTCATTACAATTCTTTGAATTCTTTCAATAGTACGAGCAAATCTTACATCTTCAGCTGCAAGTGTTGCCTTTTCTCCAACATTCTCATCAAATCCCAAATATGGTTTTGGGATACGTAATGAAGCCAATAATTTATTTCTTAAATACTCAATATCTTCTACTGCTTCATAAGTTAATCCTGGTAATGAATCAACTTGAGTTCCACTATCTCCACCCCTAACTGGCATAAAGAAATCTTCAGTAATATTTTGCATATTATATCTAAGATTATATTCTCCAGTTGCTTTATCTACAACGGGGGCTTTTTTCATCTTATCAATAATTTGATTCATATAATTATCAACTTCTGCAGGTGGTATATTTCCAATATCAACTTTAAATATTCTTTTTTCAGGTGCTCTCATGATTCTGTGAATCAACATAGCATCTTCCATAAGAGATAATTGTTTCCAAGTCTTTCTACCACCTTCAATCATTGATTTACCATAAGGAAGATAATTTGAATCGGAAAGTAATCTAAAATGTGCAATTTCATAATTTTCAAATTCTTCTTCCCTACTGCTAATAGAATGTTGCGCAGCCCCTCCAGAAGTTCCTGATTCTAATTTAAATTTTACATATTCTGGATTCTCTGGATCTTCGTTTTCTAATCTAGTTACATCATAAACAGATAAAGGTTCTACATTTCTAATACCGAAACGTTCATCAACATCTAATCTTAAATAAAAATCACCATATTTACACATATTCCTTACCCAAGGCCATAAATTAAATTCTATATTTAATACATCGTAATATAAATTATGTAAAATTTTAAAAATTTGATCATTTGGTGTATTTATTTCAAGAACATTTCCATACTCACTTTTCATAGTAGATTCATCTGCATATATATCTAATGCAGAAGAAAGTATAGCGTCACCGTCCATTGCTTCATAATCTCTAAATAACCCAAGTCGTAACGACTTAACTAATTGATTATCTGAGTAACCAGATAATCCTGCGCCACCAGTGGAATAAATCTTTTTATATCTATCAATCAACCCTCTAGTTGGCATATATTGAGATTTACTAGTATCAATTACTTTTAATCGTTTTCCACCCACATTCCTAACAATTACGTTAGTTGAAAATAATCTCTTTAATCTATTTCTTAAGCTTGTATCAGCCATTTTTTCCTCTTTATTTTATTAACCAAGTTAAATCTTCTTTTTTCTTATCAACTTCCCATTGCCAAGAATCATTTTCATCAGTTTGCTTATATATTGCTGGATTCATAGTTATACTAGAAATAGCTTTCTTCTGTAATTCTATTCCTTCCGCTCTTAAACGTAAAGCGGTATCTCGTATCCATAAAGCAATTCCAAAGGAAATGACCAAATCATCATTGTATCCTGACATTGCCTCTGCTCTATTATTGTTATATATAAATACGAACAACTCGTCTATTAGTCGCGAAGAATAAACCTCTACCGATTTCTCTCTAAAAAATTCTTCTAATTTTGCTATTACTAATGGTCTTGTTTTCATAGACATTGTAAATCCAGGGACCATTTGTTTTTCTTGTCTATAAATTTTATTAGACATTTGTTTTTGTGTATCTACCACTTGTAAATCTTTTGACATATAAAATAAGTTTTCATAATCTCTATCTATACATTGTTGTATAGCTGCCCAACCAATTGATGCATTTTCAATAACAAGTAATGCATTATTATATTCCTTAGATATATTTACTAGTAAATTACCATAATCTTTAGTACCAATCTTACCTTTATATTCCGCTACTTGTTTACACTCTTCTACTTCCATGACATGAAATGCAGAGTAATCTGATCCATCACCTCTACTCACATCCGCGCTCACTACATAATCCTTTGAATAATTTGGTGGTTCCCACACCCAAACATTACTATCTACCCCTCGCCGCTCAATTGGTTCTCTAACATGATTAACTTTATATTCTTCTAAAATAACACCATCAATTACCATCTGACCTGATGTTACAAAATCACAATCACATTCTTGTGCAGCCGCTGAAGGACCTAATAATTTATCTTGATGATCTCTCCACTCTTGGTCTCTATCTGGATGTACTGACCAATGTAATTTTAAAATATTCCACTCATTTAAACCATCTTCAGCATCTACCCAAGTCTTATGAAACCAATTACCAACACCATTTGGTGTGGAAAGTGCAATACATCTACCACCTAATGCCAATGTTTGAGATGCGGCAGTCCATATTGAATCTATTCTAGGAATAAATGCAGCTTCATCTAAAATTAATAATGATAGTGCTTCTGATCTACCAGCCTCTTCAGAACTTGCTACTGCTTTTATTTGAGACCCGTTCTTATATCTTAATGACAATTTATTATCTTCTACACATTTTTGTTTCAACCAAGTTGGTAAACTAGCATGCATTACTCTAACTTTAGTAACCAAATTTTTAGCTACATCTTGTTTAGTTGCAATAACCAATATATTCTTATCATCATAAAATGTCATCATCCATAATGCGTATCCTGCAGTAAGTGTTGATATACCTAACTGACGAGCTTTTAAAAGAACATTATAATCTTTATTAACAAATTCTTTTAAAGTTTTCTCTTGATAATCGTATAACGCAAATTTTATTTTACCTTTTTGTGGATGTTGTATATAACAATATCTTTTTAAAAAATGTACAGGATCTTTTGCACACTTTTTAAATTCTCGTCTAATAGCTTCTTTTATTTGTTTTTTGTCTGTATTCATTGTTATAGAATATTAGTTATACGATTAAAAGTATACGTTACCGCCGCAGATATAATTGCACCGGATGTAAAATATAACCATTTATTTTCATACCAAGAAGGTTTAACCAATTTAACTTTTTTTTCAAGTAATTCCGTATCACCCTCTAATATTTCAATCTTTTCTTCCAACTGTGCGGTCAAAGTACTATCAGTGCGCACTATTTCCCTATAATTAAATATCAAGTCAGATTGTGCAAATACAATATTTTTTAACGAATCGACTTCAAACTGTAAATTCTGAACATTTATTGCAATTTTTTTTGATTCTTCCTCAGTGAGCGTAACTTGAGCAGAACAAAATACAGTTATTAATAATATTAATATCCATTTCATTATAATTAAAAAGATCCAATTATCTCAATAATGTTACGACTGTAGAACCGCCTGTTACTACTTTACTCAACGAAATTGGATGGATTATATTAGCCGATACTGGATTAGTACCACCAACTATTGTTCCACTTCCATTAACTGGAGTCAAAGTATAGTTAGTTCCTGTATGCACCATAAATGCCGTACTAAAATTTGAACCTGTTGCCGAAAATGTTGTACTTGCGGATACGGTCTCTACAACTTCTCCATATGCATTTTGAGTAGTTTCAACTGCTTTAGTTCTCCCTACAAATGATCCTTGTACTGCTGTTGCCATTATTTACTCCTATTTTTTTGCAAATTTTCTTAAAAAATCTTCAGCGTCTTTTGAATCTTTAATTTCCTTACGCTTCTTACTACCTTTTTTAACACTTTTTATTTCTTTTTCTATATCTGCAGCCTTATTTTTCAAATTTTTAGATTCTTTTTTTGTTGTTTTAATCGTTTTATCGATAGATTTAATTTTCTTAACTGAATCTTTTAATTTTTTATCAATCTTTTTTACTTTTGCCCGTTTTATGGATGATGCTTTGCCTGATATTCCTAGAAAAGCTAAAATTAGAGCTATAATTTTTCCCAAAGCTATAACTCCCGTTTTATTTTAGTAATATATTTAGCTAATTCCCTTCTATCCAACCCCAAACCATCAATTATTTTAGCTAATGCTGCAATCTGTTTCCTACGATTTAATTTAGCGCCTTTAATAGCACTAACTGCCTTATCTAAAAATCTTTGTGCTTGAGCTGGTAATTTTACATCAAGTTTATCTAATCCACCATCTGGCTGTTTTTCTGCCATAATAGATTTAATTTCTTCTCGTACCACACTTCTAAGTTTCTTTATGTCTGACATGAACTTCTCCTGTTGTATATAATCCTACACTTATAAATATATAAATATATTAAATTGATTCTTCCAATTTCTTTAAATATTCTTCAGCTTCTTCAATTTCTTTATTAATTTTATTTTTATTTACTTCCCACTGTTCTACATCTAGTGAATATCCATCTGGTCTAACCTGATTAAAAAAAGAAACTGTATCTGGAGCTTTTTTCCACTCTTCAATAGACTGTTTCATTTCTTTAAGATAAGATTTTTTATTTTGTTTAACAGTTTCCTCTATATGATCATTTAATTTTCCCTGTACAGCTAATTTATTCTCAAATTCTACCTGACAATCCAGACAATGATTATATCTACGATAATACTGACTATCAATTCTTTTTTTCATTATCCTATCACATTTAGGACAAAACCAAGGCGTTCTAGCTTCCTTAAAAACCTCTTCTCTTTCATCTATTATTTTTTTCTCTATAGCATCTTTTTCTTCTAATTTCTTTTTAAACTCATTATCAACCCCTGAAACAAATATTCGTTTTTCAGGTTCTCCCCCCTTAATAATGCTTTGTAATGCTTCGTTTTGTCTTTTATTTTCTTTACTATATCCTGACATAATTACCTCTAAAAAGTTAATAACCCTAAAATTTGATTTACAGGTGCAAATGCTCCCGTAAATTTGTAAACTTTACCTTTATACTTAAATACAATTCCTTCTGATGGAACTATTGAATCTAATCCACCAATGGAATTTAATTTACTTATTTGTTGTTTTAATGTTTCCAATTTCTTAACATCTTTGGCTGTTTTTATTTTAGATATTGCTCCAATTACATTTTTTCTTATTTTTTGTACTGCAGCATCTGGAGATGCGGCTAAGTATCCACCAATATTTTTTAAAATTTCAGTTCCTACTGCAAAAAATAAAACTTCAAAAGGTCTCATATTTTGTTTTACCATTTTTTGATGATCTACCTTATCTGTAGTTAATATCCAATCCAAAAATTCTGGAAATTTCTTAAAATCTTTTCTAATTTGTGGTATTTTATATGACTTATCAAAAAATGCCCAACGTTTTACTAAAGATTTATATGATTTATTTGGCATTTTTACTCCAAATTGTTTTTCTGCATTAAAAATAAATTCTTCCCAATACTTTTGATGATAAAGTGCTAAAGTATCTTTATCTTTTAATGCATATTCTTTTTGTAATTTACTCAACCTACTTAAAAAAGTTTTCTTCTTAGCATCAAAGTTTTGTGATTTAGGAACACTTAAAAATTGTGGTTTACCAATTTTATAATGTTTTTGTATATGCTGATTAACTTGTTTAATCATTCCTGCCAACATTCTTGCAGATCCTTTAGGCTGTCCTATGGAATTTCCACTATCATCATATTCTAAAGTACCGTGGAATACTATTTGAGCTTTATCATAATCTATAACATTTGATGACTTAGGCCACATAACCTCTAAATTCATCCACCTTTTGCCATTACCAAAAACCTTTTCTTTTTGAGAGTCCGATAACGCTCCTATAGATTTACTTAAATCTTTCATTGCAAAAACAAAGGCATCTTTAATATCACCTCTACCTGCAAACTTAGATGCTACTCCTTTAGTAGTCATAGCCTTTTCACCAAAATTCTTTAATTGTCCTTTATTTCTAGCTGTAACTAATTTACCATCTTTCCAACTAATCATTAAATTTTGACCATCAAGTTTTTCTGTAACACCATCTTCTCTATCAAGATTTCCACCCAATCCATTAATAATTATCTGTTTTAAATCTGAAAATGTCAAATCTTTATCATCAAATGGATGATTCATATGTCCATATGCTCCACCTTCAATTATTAAATCTAAATCCTCAACTATTGATAATTTTTCAGACAAACTTTTTACATACTTTTTAGCCGCCTTATCGCCCTTATTTTTAGCCACCCATTGAATCGCACTTTTTCTACCAACTGTTTTCTTTCTACCTTTTGGATTAGGATTCTTTACGGTATCTGGTGCAGATGTTTTCGTTTTCTTTTCATCATCTGATTTCTTTTGTTTTCGAGCTTTATATGCTCTATAAGCACCAAATGAAAGACCAGCAGCCATTGTTCCAACTCTACCAAAAGCCTTTACATACGGTGCAGTCAAACCTGTTGTTGCTCCCACTGCAGTTAATACTAAGAACTTAGTTCCCATTTCACCACTAAATAAATTTGCAAATGAAACATCACCAAGTGCCGCTGCGGATGCCGCTGCTGATAAATCTAAATCATATTCTGGGTCTCCGATGAAAGTCATCTTTGTCCATGCATAAGTTACCGCTGCGGCTGCGCCTATACCCATTACTCTTTTTAGTTTTGGATGTTCTTTTAAATAATCATCTAATTTAACTAAAGCCTTTTCTTTCTTTTGCCCAAACTTAGTTTGTGATAATTTATGTGCTATCTTATTAGGAACATAATTCATAATTTTTTGATATGCCTTAAATCCTTTCTTAGCACTCTCAAATACTTTATCTACACTAAATTTATTTAATTTAGCAATCGAAAAAGTATTCTTATTCATCATTGATTTTCTAACTTTATCTAATGGTTGTTTTCCTCTTTTAGCCCAATCTTTAAGAAAGTTATTAAACTTAACTCCCTCTTCTAATGTCATCCTTTCATCTATTTCTAAAATCAATTTTAGATTTTCATTTATTGATTCTTGTTGTGGAACTTTAATATCTCCATCAAAATCAATAATTTTAACTGGAATTTTATTTCCATGTCCTGTCTGTGCCATTAGTCTTGTATTACCCGCTAATAACCACATCTTACCATTTTTATCTCTAACTGCTATTGGAGCTTCTTGTGGTTTTCCACTTTTAATACTTTTTGTTATGTAATCCCAACTTTTATCATATTCTATTGCCTTTTTATGAGCGTGTTTCATTGGGTTATCTGCTTTTAAAACATCACCCGCATCACTATTAATCATATTTCTCAAATCATCATCAGAAAGAACTTCTTCTGGAGCATCTTGAATTTTTTGAATTAAATCATCTTCATCTTTTGCCAAGTTAGGCATTGCTTCAAATGCGTCATCATTCTCAAAATACTCACCAACTTCTTCTTCAGCTTGTTCTTTTGAATATGGTTTTGTTTTTACTACATTACCTCGTTCTTTTTTACCTGATGGATTTTCTTTTTCCACTGCTTTCGAAGTATCATGTTTAGCTATATATTTTTGTTGACCTTTCACGGACTTATCCGTCCAATATTCTGGATTCCATATATCGATTTGTCCCGCTTCTATTAGCAATTCTTTATTCCACCACTCTTTTGAAAACAACTTTAATTCTTTTAAATCTGTATTTGGTGTTTCAGCATCTGCACCTGGTAATACTGGTTCTTGTACTCTTACTTCACCATCTTCTAAACCTAACCACTTAATAACCTCAAATCCTAAACCAGACAATATGAAATTTATTCTTTCTTTATACTTGTTATGTAAGGAACGTTCACTCTTTTTACCTTTTATTCCTACCGTCCCATAAGATGGTGTTGGCATAAATCTATAATTTAATGTATAATCAAATGCAGGATCGTGTGCTTTATCAGTAAGCATATGATTTAAAACTACCCATCCAGTTTCTTTAAAGATAGAATCTAACCAAGCTGTAGATCCTTTTTTATAATCTCTAAAACCTTTATAATAATGAGCTGGTCCATCATCTATGGGAGCATTAGCCTGAAAAGTAGCTTCATTCAAATATTTTGATACATCAACCTCTACTAAAAAATCATTTATAAGTTCTTTTGTTATTGTAATATCTTCACCAAATAATTTTTTAAATTTATTAGTCATCATATTATAAACACCTTGATCAAAATAACCAAAGAATTTTTTAAATCTCCGTTCCCTATCATCTGCATATTTTGGTGAACCAAGTAATTGTCTCATAGCAGTTCCACTTACTTCCATTCCACCAGCCTGTATAGAAAAATGTGGGGCGGTTAAAATATATCCATGTTTGTAATGTCCCTCTAAATTATTCTTATTCTTTTTATAATCTTGATAATAAGTTTTTCCACCACTTTTCTTTGTTCCTCCTGCCAATCTTCCGGCATCCTTTTTTCCAAAAATATAAACTACGGCAGTAGTATCTTTATCAAACTTTTTTAATACACTAGTTGCTACATATGGTATCTTTTCTTTAACAATTTTATTAGATGGAATTCCCATTTTTTTCATATGACGAACTTTTTCTTTAAAGTTCATTGGATGCTTTGGCGGTTTTTTAATATCTGATGTAGTTATATACGCATCATCAAATTGTTTCTTCATCCACTCATATACTTTTTTATGATGAGGTCCAAATGGTTGAAATCTACCCGCATATATTCCTACTACTTTTTTAATTTTTGAAGTTTCCTCTTTAAATAATTTATCAGCTTTCCAAATATCTTTTGGATCTTGTGTCATATCTAAAACTTGTATTCTGGCATTCTTAACACCATGTTTTTTAGTTAAGATTTGAACTATTTTTTTTGCTTCAATATGTGATTTAGCTTTAGTATAGAGTATATCTTCGTGTCTCTTACCAGGAGCAATACCCCAAATTACAAATTCTTTTTTACTCTCATTAATATTTTCACCAAGTAATTTTAATAATTGAGTCATTACTAATGGGTTTTGAGTAAGAAAAGATTGTAATTTACTTATATTCTTAGCATAATTTTTTGGTAATACGTTTTTATCAATTAATGTTTTCAAAGCCTTTTTCATTTTAGGTTTATTTACAAATTCTTTAAGATATTGTAAACTAAATGTATCTGTATATTTTAAATCTTTATTTTGTTTATCTACTTGTTTCTTAACTGTTTTTGGATCAGGTGCCCCCATTATAGTTCCATCTCCAGCAGTTATTCCAATAAACTCTTTGACAATTTTTTGTTTTTCAATCCACTTTTTAGCTTGTCTGCTTTTTATTGGTTTTTTAATAAATTTACCAATACCCTTTTTCACCAACATATTAAACTTTTTCTGTGCTTGTTTTGGATTTAAAGTAGCATTATTATCTACCAACATAAAGTTAGACCCACCAAATAATCCTTGAAAATATGCCATATTCTTTTGAACATTATTCCAATACTTTTCTACAAGTTCAGATGGTAAAACTCTATCTCTTAATTTGTTTCTCATTTGTGCAACTTCTAATGAAGTATTTACAAATACCATATAGGTATCATAACCTAAATCAATTAATTTTTGTCGTTCTATTTTTACTTCATTAAATTTATGTCCAGTTCCATCAATAATAACACCAAGTCTACCTTGTGAATATAACTTTAATCTTTGTTTACTCAAGGCTTTAGCATGTTTTCTAACACCCATATGTGCACTATAACCTGGATCTGTAATCTGTCTAAATAAATCATCTGGCATATTATCTAAATCCGTTGTACCAAAGTATTTTTTCAGAAAATTTTCTAATTCTGTATCTTGATTAACAAGTTTTAATCCATAAGCAGAAACATTTACTTTATCTGGTATTCCAAACAATCCACCAGCAACATATGACTTTCCACTTCCAGGACCACCNGCNANAAANACTGCTTTAAATATNCCTGGGTCATTTACTCCTTCTCTAATAGAACGATTTAATCTACCATAAACCCGCTTCTGTCGCTTTCTCATACCCAACCCTGTAGGTATCCAATTTTTAGGCCACTCTTCAGTAACTTCTTCTTTATCAAAAATATTAGTTTTGGGCATTAATCTGAACTTTAAAGCTGGTCTACCGTTTATTAGTAAATCACCTTTTTCATTCCAATCTATTTTCTTAACGACTACCTTTTTGTTTTTGAATTTTCCCATCTTGACTGTATCACCAATCTCTATAGGTAAATCTACATTCTCATCCAAAAAAGGTTTAGTTAACCATTCAGTTAATTTATCCATTTAACTTTCCTATGCCATTTAAGCACTATACTTCCAACGCACGTCTAAACCACCCAAACAAAAATCTTTCCTGCTCAGGTTTTCTCGCTACTAAATCCATATAATATTTAACTCTATAGCAACGAACTCTATCTAATTCGGGGGTATGTTTTGCTAATGCTGCCTTTGTTCCAGGTCCAAAACCACCATCAACTGTTAACTTACCACCTTTACCATTTATTGCTCTCTGTAATATTTTGACTGCCGAACCTCTTCCCTGATTGACTGCCATATCAAAGAATATATGTTTTAAGTTTTCTGGTAAGTCATCTACCTTATTCTTATCCCAATAGTCTTTTTTATAAATATCTTTTGCACCTTCTTTTGTAAGGTTTTTGATATCTACATCTGGATAGAATCTACCTGCTATACCAAAGTTGGTTTCACCACCTAAATCTTTTGGGTCGTGGACATAACCACCTTCGTGTTCTAAAGTTACTTCAATTATATCGTCAAATGACGTTAAAACTTCTTCTCGCATTGTATTGCTCCTAATATTGGGTACAGTTTCACTATTGCTTTTTTTAAACAATGAAATAAAAAATTCTATTATTTTACGTAATTCCATCACTTATAAATATAACTTTCATTTATTACTTTGTAACTTTAGATTTTTCCTTTATAGGTTTAATATCTGTTTGTCCTGTTAATTTATAACCCAAAACTTCAGCATTTTTCTGTCTTGTTTTTTCAAATACTGCTAAATCTTTTTTCCCCATTAATTCAGAGCTACCAAATCCTTCATCTATTTCAAGTGATTCTTTTTCATATTTATCTTTAATTTTACCTATTTCTGCATGAGATTTTCTTTTACCCGCGGCTTGTTGTATTTTACGCATTCCTTCTTTACCATATTTTTTTACACCAGCACGATATAAAATACCACTTTCATCTACGGATTCGGATTTCCATCCTTTTTGTTGTGCCATTTTATCTATTTTAAGCCACTCACCCCCCAACTTACGTTCCATTTTTTTCCAATCTCTTGGGTTAGTTATTGCCATCCGCTTAAAAAATCTCCACATGCCTTCCCAATTAGGTTCTACATTAATAGTTCTAGCTTCATTTACGGATTCACTTTTCACTTTATTCCCTAATAATTTTACCCATTGGTCGTGTTTCATTGAAACTGAACCAGCAGTTATGTTACCATATGTAATGTTATCCATATCTCTCGGTTTACCACCACCAATTGCCTTTAGGGCTCTTTTTCTGAAATCATTTGGTATAATATCTTTTCCAAATCTGGATACTCTCACTTCAATCCAGGGATTATGATTTGCTTGTTTTATAACTCTAACCCTTACAGGTACTTTAAGAAGTTTTTTCATATATGGTTTTAATTTTCTTGCGTATTTTGGATATTCTGCCCACTCATCTTTTGAAATTTTTTCATGTACATCACAACAAACTTTTCCTTCTTTACAATTACCACAACACTCTTCATTTACAGATTCATTTTTAAAAGCGGTATCTAATATCTTTTGTGCATTATGTTTCATAAACATATTTGTGTGTGGATTTAACCCTCTATTAATTGCTGCAATATAAGCCCTTTTTAATTTATCAGCTTCAACACTACCTAAATTTTGGTATATAGATGCTACATCTTTATAAATCTTATCCATAGTTTTTTTAAACTTGGGTTTCATTACTTTTAGATTACCTTTTTCTTTTGGAGTAGCTTCATTTATGGATTCTTCTTTAACAAAAGATTTACCATATCCTGTAAATACTTTACCAAATTCCACACCCTGTGGTAATTCAATAGATTCATTTACTGATTCGTTTTGACCACGTTTCCAAGATTTCATTAGAGTATAAAATTTACCAACATTTCTGGTAAAGTTTGTTAAAAATATTTTTTCATCAGTTTTATCACCAGTTAATTTAGTATTAGCTTTACCAAGTTTAACAACTGTTTTGAAAAAATCTCCATAGTCCTTTTCAAACTTATTCCATTCGGTATTTGTGCTTCTAGCTTCATTTACTGATTCTTGTAGTGGAGTCATATATCCCCCAATCTTTTTCTTCTTTATCATAGTCATTGGTATGGTGTATCTCCAATTATCATTTGGATTATAAACTTTCATTCCTTTAGAGTCTATACTCAATACTTTAACTTTGTCTTTCCATTTTCCATAGTTAAGTAAATACCATTTCCCTACTTCTACGGATCCACCTTTACTATGTGCTATTTTACTTCATTTACGGATTCTTTAAGTGGTTTTCCATTTCTCAAAACCCTCTTAATAAATTTTACTCTTATTTGACTATCAAAATTTGATTTAGATAATTTTGCATCAGATGCAAACATTCCACCAGTTGCTTTCTTTTTAGCAACTAAACCCATATGAATATTTTTACCATCATTTTTCGCAACATAATACTGAGCATAACCATAATCTATGGTATCTTTTGGTTGAATACTATCAAATTTTACGGCTTCATTTACGGATTCGTCAATCGGAGTCATATATCCACCAATCTTTTTCTTCTTTATCATAGTCATTGGTATGGTGTATCTCCAATTATCATTTGGATT